TTTGCGAACTGTTCGAACATACGATTCCAATTAATCTCATTGATTCCGTCTTCCAGCATCATAACTTGTGTTTGAGTTTTATTGAAGGTGTGTTCGAAGTTGTCAATAATCCATTCGATGCTCTGTTTAGTCTGTGCCGAAAGGCTTGGGCTATACAGCTGCATCAGGTTATAATTAGACTGAATAAGTTGTTTATGCTCTTTTACGGTATCAAACACCTTTGCTGTGCTCTCCTGATTTTCACAGAACTCTATCAGATCATTGAGATAAACATCTTTTTCGTTTTTAAAGAAAGGAAATCGCTTTGCTACAGTTTTTAAACCAACAGAGGGAACTCCATCAAGATTGTCTGACTTGTCTCCGACAATGGCGCGAGCCATGGCAAAATTGTTTGGATGAATGTTGTGCTCCTCTAAAATATTGTTTTGAGTTAAGAGCTTCTTTTGAACTGGTCGGTAAAGAATTGTCTTGTTATCAAGTAATTGATAAAAGTCTTTATCACTTGATACAATAATTTTTTCTTCATTTTTAAGAGAAGAGTAACGACAAAGATAAGCAATTAAATCATCTGCTTCTACTTCATCTGCTATTAGCTGGATAACTGGTAAGTTGTTAAGGTAGTTCCAGATACGCTCCATCTGCCAAATCTTGTTTTCTTTTTCTTGATCTTCTGTCAAAACCTTGAAGTTGCGGTTAAGACGAATTGGTGCTCTACCTTCTTTGTAATTTTTATTTTGTTGCTTGCGCTTTCTGCTACCGCCGCGGCCATCCCAGCACACAATAATTTGGGTTGGATTCATTTCTCGGCAAAGTTTTTGAACAGATTTAAGAAAGCCAGTGGTTCCCCCTATGGGCTGGCCTTCTTTGGAAATCTGCGGGACTACAATATAATTTCTTAGAAACATATTGAGCCCATCAATAATTACTACTCTTTCACTCACGGTCTAACTCCTTAAACGTTGTTTAAGAATAGTAATTTAAATTAAAGAAAATGTCAAGCACTTTCTTCGTAGAACTCAGTAGCATCACCTGATCGTTTATCAAATTTCATGACAACTTCTTCATCCATGATTTCAAGTACACGGTCTTTGAACTTGTCATCAGCAAGTTTGGTTAACCAACGAGCTGATTGGAACTTTTCACTTGTGCCATCGTGAAACTTAAGTTCATACCATGCGCCGGAACGTTCTAAGTATTCAGAACCTTGGATAGCATCAAACCAACTTTCTTCATCAGCAACCCCGACTTGATCACCCCAAAGTATTTGAAATTTACATTGACGCCCTTGTGACCCAAAACGAGACTTTTCTAATTTTACTTTAACAGTGTTACCGATACGATAACCTTTATCATCAGTGACAAAAGAAGCTTTTGCTTTTGGTCTAGTCAACCACACTCGCAACGAATAAGAATATATCATCGCTTTACCGCCAGGTGTTACATAAGGTGTAGTAAGCGTCTCTGAAGGCGAACGAGTGATATTTGTCTTAAGTTGATTTAACACTAGAAAAGTCGATTGACTATTAGCGATAGGAACAGTTAATTTAGACATGCCCTTTGCTAAGATCCGTGCTTTCACAGCCATACTTGACTGTGGGTTGAAATCACCCTCTACATCAGAGATAGAGGGAGTAAGAGCCAAACTGTCCCAGATAAAAAGAAACTGGCTGTCTGTTGAGGATAACAATTCTTCAATTGTTTCTAAAACAAATTCTACCGAAGTTGCTTGCACATAAAGAATCTTAGATGGATCACATCCAGCTTTCTCTAAAAAATTAAAGTCAAGTGACGACTCAGAATCAAAGTAAACAACATCAATACCCATATCTTGAGCATTGCCGGCTATTTGAGCAGCCATATATGACTTGCCACTAGCCTCTAATCCAGCTATCTCTGAAACTTTACCCACAGGTATGCCAGCCAGTTTACCACGACAGATAATACTATCGAGCCATCGTGAACCAGTTGGAATCCACTGTTTTACCGTCGTTGGATTATTTGGATCTGCTAGATCAACAGAGACTTCTTGTCCTGCTTTTTTATTTATTAGTTTTCTCATCTGGTCCATTGATAGACGACCAGCGGATTTCTTTTTAGCCAATCTCATTTTCCTCCTCATCTAAGTTTTCATTCAGCAATCTATCTGGTCTAAATGCATATATTGGACCGCGGTAACCACTTTTGTCTAGTTTAAATGAAATATTATCACCATGATCTCTAACTTCTAAAATATAATCTTTAGAACGTTGAATGAGATTGGATACATCACTATTGTCAGACCAAAACCAAGCGTATCCTTCTCTTATGTCCTGCTTTGAGGCATGAACTGAGGATTCGCTATTCGGACCACCTCCAAGACCTTTATATCTACCTGCTATTTCTTGTAAGGCTTCTTCAAACCCTTTTTCTCCTTTTATCCATTTTTTCACCACAATTATCTCCTAAAAAACATACGTTGTTTGTGTTTTTTCTTTTTCTGTACTCTTATTAATCAAACCAAACCTGTCCTCCATATTTTCATAATCATTATATAAATCATCAGGAGTTGCTTTGATTTCCATTTTTATTTTCTTAAACTTTGTTTTCTTGCCCATTATGTCGTATTTAAAATGACTTAAGAAGCCGCCGTAAACTCTTACTCGGCCACATTTACATTCTCTTAAATCATCTGACGCTCTTGAGTAAACAGTTGTATTGCACTCTTCGCAGTGAATCGCTCTTACCAGCAATTTTTCTCCTTTCTTTTATAAATAAAAAAAGGGGGGACAAGCCCCCCACAAAATTAGCTACCCAGTAGCTCAGAGAATGCCTTATCGACATCCGAAACTGCTCCAGCAGTAGACGCTGCTGGCTGGTTAGAAACTACCTCATCAACAGTGTTGAGGAAGCGGTCAAGGATATCTGTAACCTGTGTGGTTGAACGACGAGCATCCGAAAAGACCTCATCAAAATCAGGAACAGACTCCATGAGAGTTCGCGCTTGTGTCTCATCCTCGTGAAGAAGAGAAGACTTGCGCCGAGGAGTAATTTTAGTCTCTGGATAAGACGCTCCTGCTGGTTTTGAGTAAGTGATAACAAGATCAGTGCCCTCTGATGGGTCTGTGATATCACCATATTCTGGGTTAAGAACAAGGCCAAGTAGAGTCTCGTAAGCACGCTTACCAAATCCCCAAACCTTTACACCTTCTTCCTCTTGTCCGCGGACAAGAACTGGAGCAAAGAAACGTTGCTTCGCACCTAGCTTACGTGCAACACGCTTTGACTCTTCAGAGCCTTCACGCCATAAAGCACGCACATAATCATCGAGTGGGCAGTCCTCACCAAAGTTACGCTTTGGCGAAAGAAATCCAGGCTCGCCCGCCACGTCATAGTGAAACCAGTAATCTCGGAAGGGGTCGCCATCTGACGGAGCTACTAAGCGAATAGTCTGCTCACCCTCCTGTGGTTTCCAAAAATTGTTCTTTCGATTGTTTCCGTTTCCTTGTAGCGCCTCCATACGAGCACGCATTTTCTCCATATTAATTCCCATAATAATTTTCTCCTTAGTTAAAGTCAGTGCGTTGATCTATCACACTGCTAGTTGTTGTATTAAAGTGCTGCTTTTTTCGCAGTAAGCTATAAGCTCATTATAATCAGTTGAATGAACTGAATAAGTAGTTTTCATTTTTTCGTGTTCTATATTTGATTTTAGGTTTTCACGAATAACCTCCATAAGATTAGGATCTTCTTCTAATTGTTTTTTCGGAACTCCATAATAATAACTCTTTTCTCTTGGAATGTCAAGCTCAAAAAACATATTTTCTTGATTATTTTGTGAATCCAACATACCAATAGTAGATATACGTGCCGTTTCAATGCGTTTTGTTTGTGTTGTCATTACTGGCTGTGTGTTTTGAAATACATTTAACATGTGGTATGTCGTCGCAGTTAATTTATTTATTGAATCCCAAAACTTCATTATTGGAACAGGTCCCATTATATCAGATATTTTTGAATTGTCAACCAAAATAACTTGGTCGAGCAAGCCTGATCGAGCATATTCTTGAAAAACATTAAAAAGTAATCTATTTTGAAGAATTTTTTGACCCACAAGGTCGTCTCCTTGTGGAACGATGTACATTACTTTTATTTTGGTTTTATTGTGTATTTTCTGCAGGATTTTTAAAGAAGCACCAGAGACAGCACCACAACTTGTGATAAATAAAGTTTCAGGCATCACCCCCTCTAGAAAATTATTTATACCTTTCGGCATATTACTTTTTTCATAAAGTTCAGGACTGTCCTGATGCTTAAGACCAAATGTTGTTTTGGTCTTTTTTAGACCTACATCTATTTTTTTTATTTGATATTGTGGGTATTGTGATAGCTGATCTGTTATGTTACAGCCTGCTTTACCCAAACCTATGACGGTTTGCATTTGTTCCTCTTAACTTGTAGATTGTTTAACAGGTCGAACAACGACCCCAACACCAGACTGTGTTTTCTTTTGTAAAAATCTTTGGAGATACTGATTAGCAGTCATACTAATATATTTAGAAAGTGGTTCATCGGGATTTGCACCATCCATCTGTGTAAATGCCCGTTTAAAGTATTTAAATAGCTCCTTTTGATATTTGTTTGCTAATTCTGAGTCCATCCCCTGTAACAATGCTTCATATTCATCATCGAGATCATAATAGAGAGCCAATCCAGTTCTTTGATCATCAGGCACCTGATTATCAGCCATATTAGCCAAAAACTGAGCCATTTGGGTTCCGCCCTGACCAGCGATCCAATCAAAAACTTTCTCCATGGCCAATAAAACTTTTGGTCCACCAGGGTGAGCGATAAAAGTATCTATTTGGCTTAGCTCTAGGGCATTTGCTTTAAGA